GTCGGGATGGCGCACTTTATTCCACAGCAAAAGAGCCGGTCTTACCGGGATCGCCGGAGACGGCTTATGGCAGCAGAATACTTTTCAAAAGAGATACTCCTTGGCCTGGGCGGCGCCCTGTCGGTGGGTATCAATGGCTGGCTGGCATTCAGCCGGTACTGGATCAGCAACAAAGCGCGGAACGCTAACGATAATCAGCAGATAGACATGCTCGACAAGCAGGAAAAATATATCGAGCGTCTGGAGAAAACCAACAGCGAGCTACGGGCAGACAATGCCGCCAAGGATGAAACTATCCGGCAGTACTGGAAAACCATCGCTGACACTCAGGCCCGCTTGCAGATTATCGAAAGCTCACAGAAGCACCTGGAAGAACAGAACGAAAGCCTGAAGGCCCAGGTGAGAGAGCTGACCACATCAAATATGAACCTCGTAACTCAGATTGCTGAGATGCGTAACGAATTGAGGGTCTCGCGATGATTAAAGATAAGAATGGCGAGCCTGTAATCACCTGGCAGATGCTGGTTGTTATCTTCGCCACAACTTTTGGCATTTACGCATGCGGCGCGGTATCGGGCTATTTCTATTTCCGCGGCGAGTATCTGGCTAAAGCCGATGCGCGTGACAAGGTCGTGAATGAAATCAAAAAGCAGGTAGACCAGCTTCCGACTCAGCAGGAACTGAAGCAGGCCGTAAAACAGGACGCGCGCAAATGAGCCAGATTATCCCGATCCTTACCCTTGAGGAAGGTTACCGCGAGAAGCCTTATGTGGATTCTGAGGGCTACCCCACGGTCGGCTGCGGCATCAAGATTGGCCCGAAGGGCAACAGCATCAATAGCTACACCTTCACCGTGCCGAGAAAAGTGGGCGATGTCTGGCTGCAGGCGTTTGTCGATTCGGTTATCTCGCAGTGCAACACGAACCCGCTAATTTACGCCGCGCTGAAGCAGTGCAACCCAGCGCGAGCAGACATCATCTACTCGATGGCCTACCAAATGGGCATTACGGGGCTGGCGAGCTTTAAAAACACGCTGGTGATGATTTCTAACGGCAACTTCACAGGTGCTTCCAGCGCGATGCTACAAAGCCTGTGGGCCAAGCAAACGCCGAAACGTGCTCAGCGTCATGCTGAAGTGATGCGCACCGGCACCTACGACATCTACAAGGGGCTGATATGACATTTATCGTATGGCTCCTGATTGTGCTGGTGGCAATCATCGCGGTACTGCTGATCCGCAAATACAGCTCTCTGGAGTTTGTCGCACATGCCAGGTTGCTATTCAAAGCCTGGTCTGTGTGGCTGGCTTCTGTTGGCTCGGCAATCAGTGCGTGGGTGCAGTCTTTTCCGGATGCTGCAATGAATGCCTGGAACATGCTTCCGCCGGACATTAAGTCCTTCCTGCCGCAGAACTACCTCGGCCTGATTGGCGCGTTTATGGTGGCGATGGCGGTTATCTCTCAGTTCATTCGCCAGCACAGGCTGCTGGAGAAAAAACAGCAGATGGACGGTCAGCCATGACAACTATCACAGCATTACTCTCTGGCTGGTGGACGGAAATACTCGCGGGGCTGGCGGTACTGGCCGCTCTTGCCAGCGCCTATTTCGGCGGAAAGAAGATCGGCACAACGCAGACCCAGGCTAAAGCTGACGTGACCGCCGCTAAGGTTGAATCAGCCCAGGTGGCCGCAGTCGCTGAGAAGCAAAAGCAAAACGTGGAGATCACCAAAGATGTTCAGGCGAATAATTCTGCTCTCAGCGATGACGCTGCTCGTGCAAAGCTGCGCCAGTCCAGTTTCAACCGGCCAGAGTAATCCCACTACCGTAGCAGACTCCAGCTGCACGCTGTTTGGCCCCATCTACACCTACGGCAAAGATGCAGACGTGATGGACATCCGCACGGTTCGTGAAATCACCATTTACAACGAAACCTACACCCGCGTCTGCGGAGAGCCTAAATGAACATTTTCAAGCGAGCCTGGGCATGGCTCACGACTAAAAAGGAAACTCCTGTGACCGACACTACCGCAACCACAACTGCCGCAGATACCAGCACCCCAACCGTGATCACGTCTACGGAATCTGTGTCGTCCGAAGCGACCACGCCAGCGGCAACGACCACCACGACCACTACCGTTTCGACTAACGAAAGCTTGCTGGCGGAGTTGAAAGGTCTGCTGGTTAAGCTGGGCCATGACGTTGAGGCGGAATGGGACGCTGTTGTCTCACTGGCTAAAACCCGCATTTCTAAAACCCAATAAGGGAACACCATGACCGTAGAAGTAACCGCAGATGAACTGAAGACCGTTCTGCAGGATTCCGATGTGCAGGCGCTGATCGTCAGCAAGTTGGCCGAAAAGAAAACTGAAGGGCTGGCCGCTGCTTTAACGGTACAGTACAAAAGCCTTGGCATCGAACCTGACAGCACTGATCCAGCCAGCACCAGTGACGCAGCCGCAGACCAAGGCGCAACGGACGGCACGACCGCAAGCGCTGAAGCTACAGCTTAACGGGGGTTAGCATGCAACCTTATCAGCAAAGGGTAGTTGACGAATTGGCGGATCTGGAAGTTAAACTGAAGGCTTTGCATAATTTTTTATGGGCTAACGATTCATTCGATTCTCTGCCAATAGAAGATAAAGAGCTGCTTGTAATCCAGTTCGGAGCCATGAGCACCTATGCGGGTGCGTTAAGCAAAAGAATCGAAAGATTTTAGCATTACAAGAGCCATTCACGAGTGGCTCTGATAATGCCAACTACCTGACAGGGAAACCATGATTAACATTCATCACAGCCCTGTAATCGGTGGCGCAACTGCAAGAGGCTTGTGGGTTCCTGGCGCCGTTATCATTGGCGGGGAAGTAAAATCTGAAATCCTCGCCATTGACCTCACGGCAGAGACGCTTGATTCGCGAGTCACTTATGTTGGGCCATCGCATTCATACATCGCCATCGATGGAAAGCTAAAACAATCCACAGCGAACGTTTGGCCTCTCGAGTATAGCGATGGTGCGCCGGTAGGTCGGCATGAGCCTGAGCGCGCATCTGTTAATTATGTGCCTGGCGTCGAATACGGCAGCATCGGCCCTTCAGGTTCGGTAAGTTACGACTGGAACTACGGGACAGCGGCAATGCCAACAACGCAAAGCTCTGATATGGGAATTGCTTCGGCCACCTCAACAAAAACAGGCGCTTTAACGGCAGTTTATTCAGAGGGAACCAGTGGATTTATAGCGGCCGCTGTAGATGGTGGCTCTCCATCCACCTGGACGCTGGTTAAGCGGCAATTCACAAACGCATCCACCGCGCTATTGAGGTGGTATGTTGCGCGCGTGAGTGCGTCTGATTATCTGCTTGCCCGGTGCTCTGCAGTTCCGGCCGGTAGCTTTACGGCTTCGGTATATCGAAAGGTCACAACAAGCGGCATGCTATCTGCTGGCGCGCAGCTTGAGGCAGGAACTACGGTAACATCCCCGATCATCTCTGCCACCGGTCAGCAAGGAACCCGCGCCGCATCAACGCTAACAATTGATACCTCTGCTGGTTCCTCAATAAAAATCATCTACAGCAATGGCGACACTGATACTTACTCAACGCCAGACAGCACATTTACCGTTCCTCTGGCAAAACTTGACTGGGGTGTACGTCGCATGAAAAGAATTGAATTCGGAGCCTAACAATGACGGACGCCACAAAGCTAACCTCAACACCCATCCAGCTTACTGACGGCACTGGATATGCGCATATGACCGTAGAGGAAGGTCAAGTCGGTTATGCGGATAGCGCAGATTCTGTTGCATGGCACCATTCAGAAAAAATAGCGACATTCGGGCCACCGTTCACTATCTGGGTCAGGGCAGAAACAAGTGAGGGCGCTGTCGTTAAAACTACCAAAGCTTCATCGTAGGAAATTCTGCAAAAGGCTTTCTCAGAGAGCCTTTGACAGAACATTCACACTGTTTCCAGATGCAGTGTTATCGCTGCATCGCGGGAATATATCCAACCAAGTAGCAGGAAATTCTAAATGGCCGCACCTAAGGGCAACCGATTCTGGGAGGCTCGCAGCAGTCATGGGCGAAACCCGACATTCGGATCGTCTGATGAATTGTGGCAAGCATGTGTTGAATACTTCGTATGGGTAGAAGAAAACCCATTGTGGGAAATGAAGCCTTTCGCCTATCAAGGGGAAGTGGTTCAAGAACCCGTCGCTAAAATGCGAGCTATGACCTTAACAGGGTTATGCCTGTTTCTGGATATCAGCGACGATACTTGGCGGAATTACAGGGCTAATAAAGATTTGTTAGGGGTCGTTACACGAGCAGAGAAAGTTATCTATGACCAGAAATTCTCTGGCGCAGCTGCTGACCTGTTAAACCCAAACATCATTGCTCGCGATCTTGGCCTTGCTGATAAGCGTGAGGTGCATAAGACAATCACTGACCTGACTGATGAAGAGTTAGATCGCAAGCTTATGGAGCTGACCAATGCACAATCTCAGTCGGGAACAGAAGATTGAGCTGGTAAAGCTCCTTGAGGAAAAGCAGCGACGCGCCAGCGTTTATCGATATCGTGGCTTCTATGCTACTCGCCATCCATGGCAAAAGCGTTTCATCGCCAGCACCAAAGAATATTCACAGTCGGCACTGATCGCAGCGAACCGCGTGGGTAAGACTGAGACGGCGACGTATATCGACGCCATCCATGCAATGGGTGATTACCCTGAAGGCTGGCCTGGTCATAAGTTCGACCACGCTCCGCTTATTTGGGTGCTGGGTTACTCCGGAGAGAAGTGTCGCGACCTGCTGCAAACTCCAATTATCGGCCGCAAAAATGATAACGGCTGGGAAGGTGGCCTGATACCTGGCGATCTGATTGTCGGCGTTGAAGCCATGACCGGCACACCAAATGCTGTCCGCTCGGTTTACATCAAGCACAAGTCCGGTGGCACGGCAAAGATTCAGTTCTGGTCGTACTCGCAAGGACAGCACGCTCTGATGGGTGACAGCGTCGATTGGTTCCATATCGATGAAGAGCCGAAAGATCCGGATATCTTCCCGCAGGTTCTGACGCGTACCGCTACCGGCGACAAAGGTAACGGCGGGCGAGGTATTCTGACATTCACGCCAGAGAACGGGCGTACCGAACTGGTTATCGGCTTCATGGATAACCCAAGCCCGGCACAAACGTGTATGAATGTTGGTTGGGATGATGCGCCGCATCTGAGTGAGAAAGTTAAGGTTGAGCTTTTGGCATCTTTTCCTGCGCACCAGCGCGACATGCGAACCAAGGGCATCCCAATGCTGGGTCACGGCCGCATCTACGACATAGCCGATGATGCAATTATGTGTCATCCGTTTCCGTGCCCTGACCACTTCTTCGTTATCGACGGGCAAGACTTTGGTTGGGATCACCCGCAGGCACACATCCAGCTATGGGAGGACAGAGATGAAGACATTATCTATGTCGCTCACACCTGGAAGGCTAAAAACAAAAAAGCCGATGAAGCCTGGCGACTCGTTAAGAAGTGGGCGGAAAACGTACCTGTGGCGTGGCCGCATGATGGATTACAGCACGAGAAAGGCGGCGGCCAGCAGTTGAAGGAGCAGTACAAGGCTGAAGGTTTCAAAATGCTGGGCGAGCACGCAACGTGGCCTGATGGTGGCAACAAAGTTGAGCCAGGCATCCATGAGATACGCGAGCGCATGCTGGATGGGAAATTCAAGGTGTTCAATACCTGTCCGGACTTCTTTGAAGAGTTCCGCATGTACCACCGCGATGACCACGGCAAGATTGTCAAAACCAGCGATGACGTGCTCGATGCCGTGCGCTACGCCTACATGATGCGCCGCTCAGCAAGGCAAAAATTCAACATCAAATCTCCGCGCAAAAAAGCGCTCTACGCAAACGCAGATTACGATCCATTCGGGTGAAAACATGGGTGAGGCAGTCAAAGCGATAGGCTCCGTTATTGGTGGGGTTACATCAGCTATAGGTCTGGGCAGCTCAGGCACAACCAATATCACTACGGCCAGCGCCGTAAACACAGATGATGCGTTGAATCAGGCTGATGAGCTGCTACGCCGACGCCAACGTAAAGGCGTTAACGCCAACCTGCTGACCGGCACCGGTGGCGACAGTTCGATATCAGCCAGCTCATCAGGACAGAAAACACTTTTAGGCGGATAAGATGGAAGAGAAAGACGACGAGCTGTTGCAGCAAATCCTCCGCGACCAGCAAACAATGGAAACATCCAGAACCACCTGGGAGCAGCACTGGCAGGAAGTAGCAGAGCGTTGTCTGCCTCGCGGCGCGGATTTTACTGGCGAAGTAAGGGATGGGCAAAAGAAGTCAGCCAAGGCGATCGATTCAACGCCTATTCTGGCTCTGGAGCGCTTTGCAGCTGCAATGGAATCAGTTATTACGCCACGCACACAGACGTGGCACGGCTTGCAGAACGAGCACTTTGCTAATGATAACGAGGTGCAGGAATATTACGAAGAGGTGAATAAAATCCTCTTCCGCCTGCGCTATGCACCACGGGCTAACTTTGCCAATCAGATGAGCGAGAACTACGTCTCAATTGGTGCGTTTGGCAACGGGTGCATGTATATCGATGAAATCCCCGGCAAAGGCCCAAAGTACCAGACATTCCATCTTCGCGAGATATATTTCGAAGAGAACTATCAGGGTGTCGTCGATCTTGTCCACCGTAAATTCAAGCTCACTGCACGACAGGCTGTACAGCAATTCGGCAAAGATAACCTGCCGCAAAGCATTCAGAGAGCATCAGAGTCAACGCCACTGACTAAATTCAGCTTTGTTCACCGCGTTTGCCCCAACAACGAAATTCAGTATACCGACAGCAACGAGCCTAAAGCAGATCACACCGGCATGGCGTGGTCGTCATATTACATTTCCACTGATGGGCAGAAGATAGTCCAGCGCGGCGGTTATCACACGATGCCGTACTGCATTGGTCGATACTATAAATCACCAGGCGAAACGTATGGGCGCGGGCCGGGAATGACGGCGCTACCGGATATCAAGGTTCTGAATGAAATGAACCATGAGACGTTGATTGGTGCGCAGCTGGCTAACCGACCTCCTATCCTCGTAGCAGAAGATGGCGTGCTTGAAGTTTTCAATATGAAGCCAGGAGCTATTAACTCTGGTGGATTGAGTTCAAATGGCACGCCCCTCGCGGCTCCATTCCAGACAGGCTCACAGCCTCAGCTTGGCATGGATATGATGGATCAGAAGCGCAAGCTTATTAACGATATATTCCTGGTAAACCTGTTTCAGATTCTGGTGGAAAACCCACAGATGACGGCGACAGAAGCTATGCTGCGCGCACAGGAGAAGGGGCAGCTACTGGCCCCGACGGCCGGTCGCATTATGTCAGAACA